CACCCCAAGAAATCTCATGTCTACCAGACAAGGAAACAGATCTGTCTCGAGTTCAAAAATAGACTCAACATCTTGATGTAATAATTCTTTTTTAAATATTTGCCAAAGTTCTAAAGTAAGCTCTGCATCTTTTTCTGCGTAAGATCCAACGTACATTGCTGGCAGTTGCCACATATCTGCTTTAGGATCTAATCCTCTAGACTTTGCTTCTTCATTTAATGCAGCTTCATTTTTACCATGACCTAAATAATCCCAAGACAAACTATTTAAATCAAATCGAAATCTATTCTCATCAATTAATGATGCTGCAATCATAGTGTCTACTATTTGTCCTTGAATTTTTAAACCCATAGATTTAATCCAACACACATCATACATTGCATTGTGAAATATTTTTATAGCGTCTGACTCACAAACATCTTTAAACCATTCTAAAGTTTTTTTACGATTCATGTTTGGCCCTGATCCGTGAGCAATTGGAAAATAAAATTTTCTACCTGGTACAGCAACAGCAATACCTACGACCTCTCCATTACCAATAATAGATCCACTACCTTTAGATTTTAAGTCTGGATCTCTTGTCTCTAAGTCAATTGCGATCTCGTCGTATTTTCTTAAATCCGGATATTCTTCTGGTTCATTCCATTCTGTCTGTGCTTCAAATAAAGGCACCTTCATTTTTTTACCTCATACACATATTTGTTTTGTATTGTTTTGGTCATCTTATCTTTGTTACTAAATGCATATAAAGCTGCATTGTAGTCATGAGGAAATATTTCCCATGCAATGTCTTTCTCTAATCCAAGATAAATTTCTAAATTAAATTTATTTTTAGCAAACTTAATTGTTTTTCTTACCGTTGATTTTTTTGGCATTACTTTTTCTTTTTCATGTCGTTAATTTTTAACATCTCTAACTGACAATAATGTACAATCTTTTTAAGATCTTCTATGCCTCCCTTTCTCTGATAACGACAAACGTACTTCACAACGTTGCCTTGAAAAAAAGATAAATCATTTTTAGAAATAAACTCATAAGGTTGAATAGGAAACTTTGTATAGTGATTCCCGCCTACCTGAGTGTATTGTGGAAATGATTCTTTAAATATATCTTCTGCTGTCATAGTAAATATCCCTTTCGTTCTATTTTTGCTCTCATTAAATATAAGTTTCTTTTTGCTCTCGTGCAACCTACATACCATACTCTATGCTCTTCGTCACGCTTTATTATACTTTTGGTAGTAGCTTCTCTTATCTTTTTAGCATTGTCCAATACTAAAATTACATTCTTACATTCACCACCTTTTGCAGCATGAATAGTAGATACTTTAATTCTTGCATCATCACTTAATCTTTCTTTATTTGACAACATTAGTCTTATATAAATTTTTTCTTCAGCAGATGCATTATCGAAACATTCAAACCATTTTAAATTATAATTATTTCTATCTTTTATAAGTTCTCTGTTTCCTAAATATTCTATTATATCTGCTCTGGCCGTATCAGTTATTGTTTCACCATTTAACCATTTATTGTGATTAACAATTGCTTTGTAAAGTTTAGTATTGTAACTTTTTTGATGTCTGTTTTCATAGTACAAACCTTTTACTTTTAAAAGATCACATACTTCTTTTGCCCTGGATAAGGTTCTAGTTAGTATTAACCAGTTGTCCTGGTGAAGATCTACATTTTCTAAACTATTGATTTTACTACACAATCCCTCTTCATCTCTTGGTAAATAATTTTTAGTCGCTCTGAGTCCTGCGATTCTTGCAGTAATAATTTCTGATACGTCCTGCATTGCTTGGTCATCATCCCCAGCTAAATAAATATTTTTTGATTTAGATTTTAATATGTCATAAAATTTCCATTGTATAGGTGATAGATCTTGGGCTTCATCAATAAAGACTACATCAAAGTTTGGAACTTTGTTTGGTTGTTGTACAATATCGTGAATCATATCCGTAAAATCTACTAAGTTGTTTATGTCTGGATGTTTGTAGTGATTGTAGTTTGCTTCAATGTGTTTTAACAAATCAGGTTTTACATTTGTTGAATGTTCACCAGTACAATATTCTTCCCATACCGGAATATCTTTTTCTTTTGCTTTTAAAATAATTTGAAAGTATTCATTATCGCAGGTTAAGTAAGGTGAGGCATCAGCATCTTTTTTAGCATTAACTCTTATACTTAATTGTTTTCCAAGGTCATTGTAGTGATAGTCTTGCATAACGTTTTCTTCTCTGAGTCCTAAACTATGAAAAGCTAAAGAGTGTAATGTTTGAAAATATCTAAGTTGTTTCTTTTTATATTCAGGATTTTTCTTGAGCATTCTGTCTCTTGCTTCATGAGCTGCCTTACGAGTAAATGCAAAGTAACCTATTTTATTTACAGGAGTACCAACTCTTATGTAGGCCATTGCTCTTCGAATTAATTTTTCTGTCTTCCCTGTACCTGGAGGGCCATATATCTTTGTAACTTTTGTCATTAAAGAATATCTTTTTTACTCTTCATAGGTAAGATCTCTATTTCATTTTCTTCTTTTGTAAAATTACTCATAGGAATTTTTACACATCTTACTGGATTGTTTGATTTCTTTTCAGTAGCTTTCTTAGGATATCTTTTACCGTGTCCTAATTCAGCTTTAAAAAAATCTATTAACATTTGTCCTGTCTTATCAATCTTAATTTTCCATTCCTTATTTTTTAAAAAATTATAAAAAGGATCATATACAAAATAAGCAAAACCATCTGTATCTATTAATGTACTACCACTTCTAAATGCAGCATCACTTACAGCTGGAACACCATAAACATAATCCTCTAAATGTTTATGTAATATTTCTTTTGGTGATGTACCTGGAGGAGCTTTTTGTATTTTCATTCCTTGCCAAAGGTTGTCTAAAATAGTTTGCATGTCATTATCTTTTATTCGCGGGGGTGGAACAGGAGTATGTGCGCCTATCAAACGTCTTAATTTTTCTTGGTCCATCATATAATTAATATCTTTTGCAATTATTTGCTGCGTAGTCTCGCCTTCAACTTTATCATTATAGTGTACAGTAAATCTAAATTCTGGATCCGGTACATGAGTTATTTTAATTAATGCGGATAGTGTTGGAAACTTTTTAACTTTGTCTGATGCTACACCAAATTTTCTTTTTAAACATTCTGACTTGACACACATACTATTGATAGGTTCCTCTGAACAAGTATGACCTGCTGTATCTTTTTTATAAGCTTTAATTTTTTGTTTTACTTTTTCATCACCCCATATGTTATCATAGACAATATAATTTCTAGCACCCTCTAAAAGCTTTTCTTCCCAATTGTCAGGATATTTCTTTTTGGCAAACACCATATAGTTATAAATAAATCTATCTCTGTAATCATCCAATTTAGATTTTGATAATCTTTGTAGACATACAGGACCATCTATAAATTCATCTGCACCACCTGTAAGTTCGAGTCTAATTAATTCATCTGCAAATTCTTCTAGTTCCTCTTTTGTTTTTGTGTTAGCCTCGACGACTTTTATAAATTGTTCAAAAGTAAACTCTGTACCGTCTAGATTGACACCTACTCTTTCATTACGATTGTAATAAGGTAAATTAATAAAGTTACCATTGATTGGTTTTTGATCTGAACCTACACCTAGTTGTGTTTGTTTTGGAAATATTTCTGTGGATGCTTTTAAATCAAATGTAAATAATAATTTATCTAAAAAGTTTCTGACAAAACTTGCTTTGACTGGTTCTTTAAAGAACACATAAATATGAAGTCCACCACTTTTAGATTTAACAGGTATTACTGGAATATTTTTTTTATCAATAATTTCTAAATACTTTCTTAAATCAAAGTTATCATACTCATCAGAGTCGATATCAATTGCTCCAAATTTTGCGAGTCCTTCATCATTACAAGGTTGAATACCTATAGATTTTTTACCTGTAAGATGATCTAAATAATCTGATTCTAATAATTCTTTTGCTGCCCAACCATATTTTAATTTTAATTTACCTGTAGATGGGTCTTTGTATGCAGAGTTTATATCAGCATAACCATAATCTCTTTTAAGTCCTGTAAATATTTCTATAAATTTATTTTCCATCTTTCCTCTTTAGTAGGGGTGGCTCCACTCTCGCTTTGCCACCCCTGTTGCAACCATTCCCGGAGGGGAATTTTACATAATGTGAGCGGATCCATCCGAAGATTTAGCCGTATCTTCCTCACCATGTTTTACTTGAACATCTCCTTTGGAAATGCTTTCAGAAAAACTTCTAGCTTGTTGATACGTCGTAGCATCTTGAATTGGACCTATCTTGCTCACTTCCCAACCAAACCACGTACCTTTGTCATTAGACTGTTGTACGGTTTTTAGCTGATAAAGATGGCTAAAAGATGCGGGTGTGAACATACCGTTCTTACCCTGCAGCTTTATACTTTGCATCATGCTATTCCATTTTCTACTAATTTTTAATTGAGTAGATTTCATAGCAATCAACGCAGTGGTTGGTGAAGCACTATTGACTACAACAAAATGTTGAGCAGTCTTTTCAATATAGTTACCGTTTGGAAGTCTATCTTTAAAGTCTGCACCTCTAGTTGTTTTAGTCATGATGTCACTAGACGCAGGATAGATATTAACTGGCGCACCAGATCCATCTTTTCCTCTGTCTTTCCACTCGACATACTCGAGTTTGTAGTAACATGGAATCACTGAGACTCCTGTTTCACCATTGAAGAGTTCACCTGTTACTGAATTATAAATCATTCCAGGCTCTGCACCTTCAACATACTTGCCGTCTCTCTTGTTTACTTCAGGAGATAACTGTCCAAGTATTTTAAGAAACGGTAATGCAAGATCATCTTGTCCTACCGCTCCAGTCTGCACATTTGCATCTGCTTCAAACACTACATTTGTAGCCAATGCACCATTTTTCTTTATTGTTGGTTCTTTGTTCATGTTTCTATTTCCTTGTTATTTTGGTTCTGTTTCCTGCGAACACGTTAAATAGATCCGTGGGCATATCATCACCCTTTTCGATACGCTCACGAACCAATGCTTTAAGTGTCATAGGCTCAACCTTTAACTTCTGGGTGGGTTGATATCCATGACCTTGCGCAAGGACAGCATAATCTGCCGCCTTGTTATCCTCGTTACGACCAAAGGAAACGGTAATCTCATTTTTAATAAGATCCCCTAAGCCATTATTACGAAGCCAGTTAAATGCTTCTTCCTGTTTTGCTTTAGGAATTGAAGCACCATAGACGGGTTTGACTTCTACGCCAGCCCCATCTGATAAACTAAATTTTGATATGTTCATTTCTGTCATCATCGTAGGTATAACCTCACCAGATAAAACGTCCATATCATTTTTTAATTTTTTTAATTCTTCTTCTTTTGCAGCGAACTTATCTTCTAAGGTTCTTAATTTAATAACCTGTTCAGATAATTCTTTCATGTCATTCGTGTTTGCTAACGAATCAACTTTGTCTTCTTCTAAGTTTATACTCATGTCTTTTTACCTTTCGTAGTAGTTAATGATGCTGTTAATATAATGTCATAATATCCTATGTCAAGTTTATTCTTCAATCTTTCCTTGTTCATATAAATTTATTTCTATTGGGTAATAAGTTTTTTCTTGTCTGTCCCATTTTAATAAATTAAATTTACCACCTGTTTTATCTGCCACAATTGAACATGCAACACCTATGATTGCAGGATCTCCGGTAAGTAATAAATAATCATCGGGAGTATACTTATCTAATAATTTTCTTAATTTAAAAATTAATGGTCCAGGGGATAATATAATTTGTGAATGTTCTGGTAATAAAGTTTTTAATGTACCAAACTTTTGAGCTCCCATAATATTAAATTTAGGGGTCCCTATTTTAGTTCCCGGTAATTCTTGTATAATATAAACTGTGTTCATAACTTTCCTATTGACACCTCTTATAAGGTTATGTTATCACTGTCAATAGAAAGAAGAAATATTATGGACTATAAATTTAAAACGAAGCCTTATGAGCATCAATTATCTGCGTTAAAAAAATCGTGGAATAAAGAAAACTTTGCGTACTTCATGGAGATGGGTACGGGTAAATCTAAAGTGTTAATAGATAATGTATCTATGCTTTATGACAAAGGTAAAATTAATGGACTACTTTTAATTGCACCTAAAGGTGTTTATAAAAACTGGTTCGACTCAGAAATACCTACACATATGGTGGACCATATAGATAAAAAAATGGTTTTGTGGCAAGCTAATATTACTAAGTCTCAGCAGCAAAAACTAGATACTTTATTTGAACCAGGTGAAGATTTACATATTTTAATTATGAATGTAGATGCTTTTAGTACAGAAAAAGGTGTAGAGTTTGCAGCTAAGTTTTTAAGATGTCATAGAACTTTAATGGCCATTGATGAGTCTACAACTATAAAAAATCCTGACGCTAAGAGATCTAAAAATATTTGCTCACTAGGTAGACATGCAAAGTATAGAAGAATCTTAACGGGATCTCCCATTACAAAGTCTCCCTTAGATTTATATAAACAATGTGAGTTTTTAGACGAAGGGTTATTAGATTTTACTTCTTATCTTGCATTTAGAACAAGGTATGCAATCATGAGCACCATGAGACTGCCTACACACAATGCACAAATAGTAGTTGGTTATAAAAATTTAGCTGAACTGTCAGAAAAAATAACTACATTTTCAGATCGTGTACTAAAAGAAGATTGTTTAGATCTTCCTGATTATACTTATCAAAAAAGAATTATTCAATTAAGTAAAGAACAACAAAAACTTTACGATCAAATGAAACAAGTAGCACTTGCTCAAATGGATGGTAAGTTAATGACTACTTCAACTGCATTAGTGCAGCTGATGAGACTCCAACAAATTACTTGTGGTCACTTCAAGGCAGACGATGATACTCTAAAGATAATTAAGAATGAAAGAATCCCTGCTTTGATGAACATATTAGAAGAGGTAGAGGGTAAAGCTATTATCTGGGCCCACTGGAGACATGACATAGACTCGATTGTTAAAGCAATTGAAAAAGTATATCCGGGTTCCGTGATGACTTATTATGGATCTACATCTACTGAAGACAGAGCCAAAGCTATTAAAGAAATACAAGACCCAGAATCTAAAGTTAGATTCTTAGTAGGTACACCTCAAACAGGTGGTTATGGTATTACACTTACTGAAGCTAATGTTATGATTTATTATTCTAACGGTTATGATCTTGAGAAACGTACTCAATCCGAGGCTAGAATAAATCGTATAGGTCAAAAAAGAAAGATGACTTACATTGATATTATAGCTGAGAAAACTGTAGATGAACGTATTGTAAAAGCTTTACGTAAAAAAATTAACATAGCTAGTGAAGTTATGGGTGAGGAGTTAAAACAATGGATCTAATAATATTAAATGATGGTGTGTATAGTTTAGTAGCTGTTACTAAAGCTATGTTAGGACACATAAAAATAATGGTTGAAGTAGATTGTTTTGATTTATGTGATGTAGTTAGGCTGCATCTTACCACTTATCAAGATTATCCTTTTAACGCTTATGTTATGAATGATGGAAGTGGAAATTTTTATGGATGTATTTGTAATGATTGAAACTTTAATAATTATAGAAGTTGTGGTGTTTACGGTTTATTTATTAAATCATATCCATTAATAAAGTAAGTAACACTGCACCCATACCACCAACGATCCAATACTCTAATCTTTTAATACGTTCTTGCATTTCTTTTATCTGCTCAAACGTTTGTTTCTGCATTATTCTACAAAGTTTTTCATGAGATTCTATTTTGTCTAATGCAGATTTTTTAGCCATGGTTATCCTAATCTAAATCTTGTGTTGCTTTATTATTTACTGCGTTAGCTATCATTGCTTCAAGTTCCGCAATAGTTGCTCCTCCTTGACCTGCCGGAAGTTCAGTGTTCATTCCAGAGGAATCAAATAATGTTTGAACAGGTTTTACGGCTTCTACTTCATTTATAAATTCATTATCAAGATTATTATAATAGTCTGGATTTGTAGAGACACCTGGTATATTTTCATACACCCTAGTATCGATACCACTCATATCATAAGTTGGTTCATTAAATTTTTTACCATAACCAAGTTTTTGTCCAACACCTTTAATTAAATTTCCTAAAATTCCTCCACTTGTAAAAAAATTCATTATACCACTACCTCTTACATCTTTAAAAGCACTTGGGTTATATGCTTTAGCTGCAGCTAACATCAAAGGAGATACTGTATTTTGACTATCAAAAAAACCTGGGTTAACTTTTTGACCTGCTCCAGCTGCTATTGCTGCAAGTTGATAATCTTGAGCTTGTTGTGGCATTACTCCTGGCCCTAAATTTCCTGTTCCCATTTGTGCTTGAACATCTTTTATATCTGAAGCACTTGTACTGGCTGTTTCAGCTGCACTTGTTGCAGTACCAGACATACCGGTATCTTTTCCTGGATCTGGACCATCAAATGATCCATAACCATTTAAACTCATAATACCCGATGGCCCTCTGTTGACACCACCTTTTAAGGAACCATGCAAATCTGATTTAACAAGTAAATCTTTTTCTGCCTTTGTAATATATGCTAATTCTGTTTCAGGATGGTCTGGACTAGACTTCCATTTTACAGGAGCTTTAACTTCTTTTTGTTTACCAAGATAGTTTTTCACTCCGCCCTGTACTTCAAAATTTATTTTTTTATCTATTGCCATAATTATACTATACCTCGATTGTTAAATAATGCATTAATTTTTTGTTCAGAGGTCATGTTATTTAAATTAAACTGTGTTCCTGCGTTTATATTGTTTCTAAATAAGTTAGCATTTACCCCTGTTCCAATTTGAGCTGGCGGTGGTAAATTTGCATCAGGTAGCTGTGCTATACCTGATAACGGTGCTGTTCCTTGAGTAGATACATCAGGTGGATTTAAAGTAAAATTAATAAACTCTTGAAAAGCTCCTACACCTTCTCCAAGTTCTATAGCTTCTAAATCAAATCTTAAATCTTCAAATATATCAATAGCATCGTCAAACTGATCTTCTACTTCTGCAGCTTTTGTAGGATTTTCATCATACAGTCTTTCAATTATAGACTCTACCCTAGCTTCACTTATGTTAGGAGCAATAAATTCTCCATTCATTATAGCATTTAAACGTTTTTTATTTTTTAATCGAGCTCCAATTTTATCTTCTATTTCACCTATGTCTGCTCCCATTGCTTCCATGTCTTGTATGACTCGATACATTCTACTTTGTGTATCGTAATTATCTGTTAGATATTCTGTCATGTAACCTAGTCGACCATTAAGATCTATGTTGGGATTATATATATTAGACGAAAATTTTCTTTGTATATTTTCTAAATCTTTTGCATATGATGTAACAATAAAAGGTAAACTGTCCATAGGTTTTGCTTCTTCGACACGAAGTCCTGACATCAACGCTACTATTTCTGTTGCACTATCATAAGTAGTTCCATAATCAGTAAAGTCTTGGGTAACCCCTTTCCATACTCTTCTTGAACTTCTAGAAGCACCAGGTTCCAATTGAGCTAATAAATGACCTAATGATGCATCAATAACTTCCATCGCTGAATCTTGTGGATAATAAATAGTTCGACCTTCTTTTGTTTTACCACCTCTTATAGTTAAATCTGCTACTGCACCTGCTCCAATTGATTCTGAAATAAATGGAGATAAAAATTCTGTAAATGCACCTGGCGTGTCATTTAAGTTATCGTAAATTAAAGCATTATAAACAATTCTACTTGCACTCTCATTAGTTAGAGTACCATTCCCGTATGCATTTAATACTGCATTGATAGGTCTTAACATTGAGTCATAAGGATTGGTGTATGAAAAATTAAAATATTTAAAGTTTCCATTTTCATCAGACTCAGTCAATGGAATTAGTGTTGAGTTTTTTTGATAGTCTGGTGCAACTGATCTTTTAAATGCATCCATTTTATCAGAAGATACACCTGTTATTTTTTCTGATGCTTCAGCAATAATTGTACCTGTTCCACCAAATACAGCAGAAGCTCCAACTAATCTTCTTGCTCCCATCTGTCGTATAAATGGATTAGTGCTAGTTAATTCTCTTGCACCTATTTCAATTAAGTGTGCGCTGGTTCTTAAAATTTCTGCAGGGAAAGCTACAAAGTTACCTAAAGGTAAGTTTCTAATGTTTTTAATTATATTAGGAACTTTACTGTATGTAGGAATAGTGTTGGTTACTAGATAAGCCGATATATCTTTTACGTTTTTAAAGTTTTGAACTAACGCTTCTTTTTGATTTAATAAAGATTGTTTGTTTGAATTGTCTGCTGATTTTAATGCATCATCTATTTTAGCTATGTCATCGTTTGCTTTAGTTAATTGTGTAGCAACATCTTCTTGTTTACCTACTGTTCTATACCAGTCGATTATATTTTCTCTAATAGCTGCATCTCCTTTTAAACCTTTTGAGCTGTATTGAAATGCCTGACCTAATGCGTCTTGATAAAAATCATCGGCATAAACTTTCCAAACGTTGTCACCTCCTTGATACAAATCAAAAGCTTTCTTAACTGTTGGATTACTCATTAACGCTGACATGGTAAATCTACCATTTTTAGCTTTTTCTAAGATTGCTTTAATTTCATTAACCTCAATGTTTTGGTCCACAACACCTCTAGCTATTCTATCTTCCATCTTCTTTGCTACATCTGCAGCACTCACAAATTTACTTGGAAAGATATCATCGGCCATTAATTTAAATGAATCTGTAAGACTCACTCTGCCACCAATTAATCCACTTGCTAACGCAAAGAAAGAAGCGGTCGATACGTTTCTTATTTGTGTCATTGGTGAGAATACTGTTTTACCAATTTGACCAGCAGCTTTAACAGACATTAAAGCACTGTATAATGGAATGTCATACATTCGAGTTAAGTATTCTTCTGTACCTTTAACAGCATTTGCTATTTCTGGTGTTGTATACAATCCCGAAGACCTAGTTCCATCTCTAGATAATCCACCTTTAAATAAATCACTTTCAAATAGATCAAATGTTTTACTGCCAGGTGCCATATCTGCTGCGACTGCTGTTAGGTTGTTTGCATTAGGAACACCTTTATTGATTGCTTCATTAACTGATCTAAAGGCATAGCCATTCTTTAATGCATTGTCTGCAAACTTATCAAAGAATTCTTTTTTATAAACTTGTTTAGCTGTTTGTAAAAAAGTATCTGTTACAGCAGCTCTATAATCTTTTAATGGTTCTAAGAAAGCACCTTGTACTTTGGATAAACCTTCATCATCCATAACTTTTTTCATAATAGTTGGCATGTCTCCACCAGCTTTTAATAACTTTCCTGTTGAAGTAAACACTTCAACTTCTTTACCTTCTTGAATTACTCTTTTAGTTATATCTAATAGCTGACCTTTTTTACCTATTCTAAAAGTATCACCCACTAATTTAAATAAAGTCTCAGGACTTCTATTACTTTCAATCAAAGATTTTTGTAATTGAGCCATCGTGTTATCTGCCGATAATTCTATAGCTTCTTTTCTAGTTATATTTTTACTCTGCATTAAATCTGTTATTAATTCTGGAGTTTCTGCTTCTAGTTTAGGTATGGTGTTTTTAATAAAAAATTCTTTGGCCCCTGCTACTTTTTGTGGATCAAACTGATAAGCTTTGTTTTTCATTACACTGTAAACTTGTTTTAAATAAGCTCCACCATTTGCTACAATAGTTGCTCCAAGATCCGCTAATGCTTCGTCTGTATTTTCTGATAAAAGTTTACCGTACTTTAAACCTAGTTCGTTTATTTTTTCTTTTAATACTTTAGCGTTCTTTTGTGTATTTTTAGGTAGTTGATTTAAAAATTCTAAGGCCTCATCTGAATCTTTATATAAAGGTTTACCATCAACAGTAGTTCTGACTCTTCTAGCTTGAATGTAATTGTATAGAGTGTCATTATTTTTTAAATACATTGCATCATCTACAGCAGTGATTGGTTTAGGATATTTTAATCCTGGTGTTTGTAAATATTTAGGTACCTCTAGTAAGTCAGCACCTTTTGCTATTTCTTTAAACTGGTCGTCAATTTGATTCATTATTTTAACCAAACCTTTTTCATCTTTTTGAACTAAGTTTTCGTAAGTTCTTAAATCTTCTGCTTGACTAATACTTATAGGTCCATCTGATTTAAACGCATTTTTAACGTTGTCTAATTTTTTAAGTAGTCTTTCTTTCAATGGTGCATTTGCATCAGTAGAATAAAACTTCCAATCTTTTGGATCGGGTATACCTAATCCTTTTCTTAATTTAGTTGTTTGGTTTCCTAAAAATTCAGCAGTAGTTCTTGCTCCAGCGCCTACAGTCTCACTACCTATTAATTTACTTAACGGATTAAATACTGTGTAATCAACTGCTCTTAATGCAGCACCTGCTACCGGTTTGACTATATATTTTCCTGCAGGCATTAAACCATATTTAACACCTAAAGTTCCTGCTACAGGTAATGCAGCAGTAATACCACCACCTAA